CACCAGGGAACGACTCATCCGGCGTACCAGTGCCGGAGCCGTCGCCAATATAGCTTCCCGGAAGGTCGGCTGCTTGGCGCACTTTCTTCTCAGTTTCAGGATCGCCAGCGAGCTGGAAACCAGCCTGGGAGATACGCATCAGGTAGTTGCCCAGTTCTTCCAGGTCGGTCGGAGCCACTTGGCCCGGTTTTGCAATTGGCATGGTATCTGGGTCGAATCCGTTAATTGCCCACAGCTTAGGAATCAGGTCGCGGTTCAGCTCAGCCGCAATGTTCGCGGTATAGCCTTCCAGCGAGCGCAGGAACAAATCCGTTTTGGATTTCGATAAGACGACCGGCTTCGTCTTTGTAGACATCGCTTGGCATGATGATGCCACCCTGGTCGTTGAATTTCACGTCGCGTGCCATCCGCACGTACTTGGCCAAAACCGGTGCCATATCAGGGTTGGTGAGCACGTCGCTCGGCACTTTGATAACCGGCAGACCGGCCAGCTCGCGCTCAATGGCGATGGCCTCAATGATCTGAATTTGCTTTTTGAACCAATAGGAGGTGTATGCGTTCCGCAGGATGGAACGCCCTTCTGGAGACATTTTCCGGGAAGTGGTTACAAAATGCAGTGCTTTTTCCCGAGGAATAAAGATTGGCGCACCACCGTTCGGGTCGAGCTGGTGCATGCCGAGGACTTCGCCGGTCGGGGTTAATTCCCAACGGAGCAAGCTTTCCTGAGCGCGAGGAGCCAGCTTGGCCAAGCCAATGGTTCCGTCCTTGCGCTTCTTATAAACGATCTCATGATAAGCCCACCCAAAGCTGAGCATCGTCAGCATTTCACTGATGAATGATTCCCAGGTATGATCCATTTCGCCCACGGTGCCCGTCATCCAGATTGCGCCTTCGGCAGTTGGATCTTTCGGGTTGGGTTCAAATGTCCAGGGGATGGCTCGCAGCAGGGCATCAATCGCGGTGATGGTCGAGCCGCAAACGGCATCGTTGTCGGTCATTTCCCGGAATACTTTACGGCCTTTGTCGCCGCTCAAATCCTGCAAGAATTCCTCGTACACGTAGCCAGAAGCGACGCGCAAACCGGTCACACCATATTCTGCGCTGGTATTTGCGTTGCCTGAACTCACCGGTACGGTGTTTGCAGTCGGCGTTGGCCGACGCATAAAATCTAATAAACCCACGGACTTACCCCACACACTCAATCACTATTGTATCACCGGAACGGAAATCGAAATTCCTGGTGGTCTGCATTGCTATATTCCGACATTTTGCCACCGGTTGTAATCGGCACTGCATAAGGGATTACACCAGTGTTCTTCGTTTTGATCATCCGAGAAAGGTACTGCGTCATCGTATCCACTTGGTCATCATGCGGGCTGTTCGGGAACGCGCCCCACTCTTGCACCATCTCGCGCACCCAGGCGCACCCGGTCGGAACGAAGACATTGCCGCATTCGAATTGGGTGCTGACAAAGTTGGCGCGTTCGACTTTTTGCAACGCCATGTTCCTGCCCGGCATCATGGCCACGATGGGCAGCTTGGTTGAATCGCGTAAATCCTGAATCAACTGTTGCCCGGATTGCTTGTCCTCAATGAGCACTTCGCGTGCTGGCCACAATTCGGTGAGTTCCTTCACCTTCTTCTTCAGCGCCGGATACGGCACCTTGTCGCGCCACTGGGACACCAGATAATATCCGTTTTTGCATTCAGCCCAGAGCTGGCCGACCGAAAAGTCGTTCTGCGATTTTTCCTTGACGGCGGTATCAAAGCTCCAGGTGTAGGAAATGACCTCATCGGGCAAAGTGTCGTAATAGCGAATCCACTCAGGGCGAATGATCCCGCCGTCTGCCGAGATGTTCCAGTTCCCGTTCAGGAGCTGTTCACGCTCGATGAGCGGCAATGCCATCAGGTTGGCGCGGTAGCCAGGGTCGGCCTCCATCAGGATTTTGTTGTCTTCCAGACTGGAACGAATGAAGGTAAAGCTTTTCGGCTCGGACTCCGGGCCAAATTTTTCAATCAATTCCTCTTTGGAGTCGCCCCAGTGGAACGTGCCTTCCAGCACCACGAAGTAACGGATGACACCCGAGCGTTCAGGAATGGCGTACCCGTCCGGGCCAATCCACCAGTCGATCAGTTCCCGAACCCAGCTCTTGCTTGACGGGTTACAGGTGCCCCGGATGTACGGCGCAACCCCGCAGACCGAGCGGTTCCGGGAGAACATGTAGGTGAACTGGAGCTTGGTGAAGTGGGTCAACTCGTCGAATCCGATGAACGGAATCTGGGCACCCTGCCAGTCTTCGCGGTTTTTCTCGTGCTCCATGTGCGAGAACTTAATCTTCGCACCGCTCGGGAACCGCCAAGTGGTTTTATGGGCAATGGGCTTTGCGCCCATCTGGGAGTACATCTTCACCGACTCATCCCACAAACCGCCCTCGTTGGTAATCTGAGGGCCAGTTCGACGGAAGATAACCGCCCCGAAACCGGGGTTGTCCATGTACCTAACAGGGTCAAGAAGCAGTGCAAATGATTTTCCGCCCCCTGCGGAGCCCCCGAAAACCGCGATATCAGCGGATGTTCCCAGGAACGAAGTCTGTGGCCCCGGTTGTGGCTTGAGTATTAGCTGTTTGTCACCCACGAAATCCCCTACTAGACGCCGAGAAACCCACTTTCACGATAGAGCTGGAGAGATTTGGAAATCCCCACAGGGAGGTGATTTGACCGCCACTCACGAATGGCCAAATTCAAGCGTCTTAAACTCACTACCTTTGCGCCTTTTTCGAAGGCATCTCTAATTAATACCACATCTGGAATTATCGCGTCTCTTATCCCGGAATAGCGCGTCAGGGAATAGTACGGATGCCTGGGATGATCGACAAAACTTTCCCTGGTTAAACCAAGGCGACCAGCAAAAGAATGCAGCTCATCAACACTGTAATCAGAAACAAGGAACCCCAAATTATTCGCATAGATCATCTTTCACTACCTTCAGCTTGCGCTCAAAGGGCACGTAGAACCCGCAATTCTTCACCAGGACATCTCCTTCCAGGTGAGCGATTCCGGTTGCTAGCGCCTCAAGCAACGGGCACATGACGGACTTGCAGAAATACTCGCAGGTGTAGCAGTTGTCGTCTTCCTCGATATGGACTACACCGTCAAAGTACATGGCTCAACCTCAACATCTTCGGTGTAGGGCACGTCGGCAATCAGCTCGCTCCAGTCTTCCGGGCCATGCTCGGGACGCAGGTATTTCGCCTTCAGGTCATCGAGCATGTGCTTCACTTCTTTGAAATCACCGTCCTTGCAATCGTGCAACACGGTGAGCGCCCTGGTGATGTTGGCGTGCCCTTGAGGGCCAGGGTAATGCTCGTCGTGCTCATAGTAACAAGCGGCGTATAAACACTTCACCACGCCCAGGATAGACCGCTCACAATGGACGTGCCACTCGTGGGTATGGAAGCTCACAGCGGAACGCTTCAGGAAGGTGGCCAGCGCACGAGCTGGTGTGACCCCGCCGATGGCGTAGCGACTGTCTTTTTTGTAGTAGTAATGGCAGAAATGAATCCCTGCAATCTCCACAGGTACGAGGAACGGCACAACCTTTGCGCCCAGCTCGGCAGCTTGCGTGACATCGTTGTCAATGTCTTCAAAATCAAACCACGCAGGGTTGTCGTTCTTGAAACGCACCCAGCGGTTTTCGTGGTTCCCCAGGCAGACGATGAAGTGCACCTTGGGAAGGCGACGGTGGCCAGCTTTTAATTTTTCCAGGTAGGCCAGCACCGGTTGCATCATACGCTTGCGAGCATCGCGGGAGTACAGCAGGTCGGTGTCGATTCGCTTGTTCTCGGCAGACGCCTTGCCTTTATCGTAGCTGGAGAGCGCGGGCATATCCGCAAAGTCCCCCCCGTCCACGATGTATAATTCCTCGTCTGGTGCCAAGTCTTTAATCTGGTCGATAATGAAATCCGCCAGCCAGTCATACCGGCGATTGGCCAGAAGCAGGGGAATCAGTTGTACGTTCCACTGCAAGTCTTCGTTTTGTACTTTCCGAAAAAACCCTTGGGAATGGGAATCGGGCAGCACAATAATTCTAGTCTTCACCGGTAAACCTCACACTCACTTAATTATCCAGTTTTTTGTATCCTAAAACTTCGCCACTCTTTATCCAGAATTGGCAGCCAGTAATGGTGGTTATCTGTTCACTCACTGTTAATACGCCATCGGATTCCACAAAGAACGTGTAGTATGGCTTTTCGTGCGGGAATCTGGTATTCAGGATCACGTCTATCGGGCACTGTTGGCACGGACAGAGAAACCTTAGAAACCAGTTCTCTTCACCTTTGTAAACCCAGTCCACGCGGCCCTGGCGAATATTGTCGCGCTTGGCAATTTGGTCTACCCAATCATCATAATTGATTTTCTGGCGCACGGCCATCCTTGGGAAATTCAATCGTCACCGTCCTCAACCAAGGCGTTCAAAGTCTGGCTCTCAATGATACGAGGCTCGTTGTTGCGGCCATTGTCCGGCAGCATAATAGTCACATTCACCTTACCGCCACCCTTATCATTGGCTTCAGGAGGTTTGCCCATCTTGAACCGTTCCTCGACCAGAAAACGAAACGTGTTGGCGTTAAAACCACGATACACGCCCATCATACCCTGTAATCCCAATCTTTCATAGAACAAACGCGCTTTGGCTTCACCAATGCGGTAAGCCTTGGCGAACTCAGGGTACTTCTTAATCCAGCCCTGGATGACTTCTAAATCTTCGCAAACGACGCCCACGAATGACTCTAGGCTAAGGCCCGTACCCAAATGCTCCTCAAGCTGGAAGCAATAGGCGTCCTTGTACCCATCGTCTAAGGCGATGGCATTTTCAGACACTCACTTTACCTGTTTGTTTTTTCCTATTTTAGCATCATTCTCAGCCATGACCAAGGAAACGGCTGAAACCCAATAAAAAACCGACCGCGAGGTCGGTAGGTAAGTGAGTGTTTTACCCAAAGTGCTTTCACACTCTGGGACTCATGCAGTCTATATCATGTTCACGTATATTGACAAGTGGGCTTGACATGGACTAACCTGAAGGCAGGTAAGTCGTGGGATATACGGATTAGATATGAACCTTAAATACTTTGAAGCCTTGGATCACATCCAGAAGAAAGGCGACCCTGAGCTGCTTGAGCTGATGAAGCAAGCTAACATTGTGCTTTTTAACACTCAAATGAGTAATGAGACATACTTAAAGCACGATAGCCGCCTCATAGAGCCGCTTGAGACTGAAGAAGAAAAAGTGGCCGTACTGAAAGCGATACCCTTTGATGTCGTTTGGTATGAATCCACTCAGGGCTCTTTATACAAAGACGATTTACCTGGATACCCAGAGTGGGAGTTACAGTTAAACGGCTTGCTGATAACAGACCAACCCAACACCTCTCTCGGTGTTGCGGTTGTTGCTTTTAAGCACAAGACGCGACCAAACTTGGTTGACGAGAGCATTGTAGACATCATCAGCTTGGAGAGTTTTAAGTATCTGGTCGAACAGTTTGATCAGAAACTGGCCAAGCATGGTATCGCAGGTAAAGAACTCGGTTATAAGTTTCACACTCCAACCACCCTCAAGGTGTTTGCCATCACCGTTTTGGCCATTCTGAATATTGCCATTACTGAGGGTCGCTCATTCACTGAGACAACCCGGATGCGGCACAAGGTCAAGGCAAACGGGAAAAAGGAATTTATCACTGTCAGAAAAATGGTGTACATCGGTGGTAGAAAACAGGACGTTTACACCACTCCGAGTGGCAAACAGATTGAATACTCACACCGCTTCGAAATTCGAGGGCACTGGCGTACTTTGACGTATGGTAAAGTGGGTAAAGATAGAAATGGAAATTATTGCGTAAAAGAAAAAACTTGGGTGAGGCCGTATGAAAAGGGAGAGAAGGACGCGCCTCTCATCAAGAAGACAAGGGTAATTTCGTCTGATTTGATAATAGGGTAGGAAAATGAAAATCAGTAAAGCTATTTTGATGCTCGCAGAGCGCATGTACAAGAGCGGCGATGCCGAGCTATCCCCAGAAGTTAGTCAATTGGTTGAAGCCCTCGGTGAGAAGAAACCCATTGATAACACTGAAACCCTCAAGCAAAACGCATATTCTGAAGGTGCCAATTACGCCAAGCTCGCCCCCAACGGCGATTTGAGCCATAACCCATACACCACCTCAAATCAGCCCGGCTTGTCCGAAGAGTGGGTCAAGGGCTTTGATAGCGTCCGGGACGAAGGCTAAATGACGATGGCATTTATGACCTACGTTACCTTCGTCTACCTCCTCGGTGCCAGAGTGCTCGTTCGTGGCTGTCGCTTCGCCTACAAGGCGTTCGTAGCACTGGCCACGCGGGAGCCTGGGAACCCTAACGCCATGATTGACATGATGCCAGAGTGATGACATACTGGCATCGTTATTTCATCGGTATTGGGTGATTCAACCAACGTACTTGCATCGTAGAGATATCGTTTAAGCATCATAAGGATGAATAATGTTCAAGTTCTCATTTGAGACGGATAATCCGTCATTGGAAAAAAAATTCGAAAAACTGATGACCATGCTCTTGGCAGGCGTTGGGATAGAGGATAAACCCATTGTTTTACCGCCTCTCGATCTCCCGAAAATCAAAGAGCCTTTGATTGAGCCGCCTATTGTTTTTGAGTTAGAGGAGCCGCCGAAACAGCAATCGGAAAAGAAGCAGTACACCAGGAGCACGGAACAAACCTGTGAAGAAGGGTTCCCGCTCTCCTGGAAACAAAAAATCAAAGACAGGATTAGTGCTCGAACAGCTTTCTTTGTTAAAGACATTTACGGAGATTCCAAAACCGCAAACCACGTCTCGGCGGTAAGGAACTATATTCAATCCCTTGATGGTGTAATATATGAACGTCTCCACTCCGTCAAAGGTAGCCCGCTGTTGGTTATTCCCACCTGGGAAGACCGTGGCGTCACTAAATTCGCGAAGAACGCCTACGAGTTGCAAAGCCGTCTGGTAAGAATCGCCAACAACCCTGCTTTGATCAGTGAAATGGGACTCAGCGAACCTGAAATCAAACAGCTTCAGGATCTCGGTGTCGAAATCGAATTAGAAGTTTAAACCCAACCTTTCCCCTCTATAAGCCACCTGACTATTTATCAGGTGGCTTTTCGTTATCCAGCGTGCCCGCAGGAACGATTTTACGCTTACGAAGAAACAGGTACGCATCAAACATCCAGATGAAGGATGAGACGATATCCATGAACGCCTGGATAAATCGCTGGCGCTGTATGTTCATCACTGAGCCGAACATAAAACCCAGGCATAGCAAGGCGAATAGAACGCCATAGGCGCGTTGATATTTGTCTAGGGATCTTAAAAACTTCTCACTCACGGTACAGCTCCCTGGTGATATTGGCATCAGTGACCTCATCCTCCTGGTAGAAGAAACTGGTGTAATCCGAATCATCAGTGAGATAATTGTGAATGATTTGTGTGAGGCGTTCCTGCGGATGTTTTTTCCAGAGTTTAGCAAGCTTGTTCATCATCGGCTCGATCCGGTTGATGTCGCGCTCTTGGAAGATTTTCACCTCACCGGTTTGAGCATCTTCACGGATTTCGGGAATGAAGAAGCGGCCTTTTACAGCGTCTTCCGCCTGGAGAAAGGCACCCCAACGCAGCTCGGAGGCTTCACACGAATAGACCCGAATCGAGAGATCATCCTTCCAGGCGAATTTCCTGGCCAGTGCTTTTTTATGCAGGACAAACGGCGCAAGGGCTGAAGACAGGGCGTCAATCCTGACGGCCTGCAAACCATTTTGCACCAGGGCTTCACAGTGCATTTTGTGCCAGACCTCATTCGCTTTTTTCAGTTCTTCAACCTTATCCTGGAGCTGGAGATTTTCGCTCTGCAACTCAATGATAGCGGTCTGTTGCTCCAACGAGCTTTCTGCAAACAGCTTCCGTAATTCATTGGTGGACAGGTGTTTTTTAAGTGACTCGCAGTTTTGGTGCATTAACACAAAGAGATCCGCGTGCGCCGTGAATGCGCCAACCTCCATTGGTAATTTCGGCATTGGTGTAAAACAGCCACACCGCTGACATTCAAACTGTTGAGTGTTGGCGTTGCATATCACCCAATCGTACATAGTGTTCCTTTCAGGCGTTTTGAACTTGGCCAATTTGTTGATACAGACTGTGAATTGAATCATCACCAAGTAGCGGCATCCACGCCACCACCTTGATTCCGAGGTTATTCAGGATGATGGTTTCACCATCGAG